AGTTTTAGGTTTGCCAATTTTAACTACAACTGCCATCTCTATAGATCTCCTTTACAAGACTTTGTGTCTTCAATACCGTTAACAATATTTCATCGTCTACCGCCTTTTTGGCAAACTCTTGCAATCGGATAATAATTTGCTCTGTTTGTTGAATCATGTGAGGATCGTTTTTAATTTCTTCTAACTCTAGAGCCTCTGTAAGTTTTACTTTTAAGCGTTTAATTTCTTCATTTAAATAAGTTTTAAGTTCCAATGCATTATCTGTAAAGGATGAGATATAATAAGTTAAAAGCTCTTGCTGCTGCTCTAAGAGAATAGTATGATATTTATCATTAAACTTTTTGATAAAAGTTTGTATTACCACATTATCAATATCTTCGGGAATATCAACGGAGGCTGCCCGGCTCATCATATTTTTTATAATCTCCCCTTCTAACAAAACACGATCTTTAGGGGACACTTTATTATTAAAAACTTGAGCAATAGAAGCCAACGTTTTATAATTTGGAACAAAGTTATTAAATACGGATGGTTCGAGTTCTTTATTAACATCATGAATCAACGCACTTTGAGCTTTAAACACGCTTTCTGTGTTCAACAAATGATTACTTAATTTAGCTTCTCGTAGGATTTTCTCTGAAATTCCTTCTTCGAGGCCCTGGTTTTCGTATAAAGACCGATGACAATCTAAATCTTTCTTTAAGATGCTTCCTTCTTTAAANTGCTTTTTGAGAAGGCTAAGCGCTATGCCGCGGCGAGATAAATCTTTTTTCAAGATTGCTACTGTTGCTTCTCTAAGAAGGGCCTCATAAACAAATGCAGTATTACGTTTTTTATTATGTCTCGTCTTCATCATGTTGCTCCGTTGTGTCTTTGTTCAATTGTTCTAACCCTGTAATCAAACTTCGAATTGATTCGTTAATCTGAAAAAGTTGCTTTTCTTCTACAAGCTCCCCTGTCTTATAAGTAGATGCATCTTGTTCATAAATACTTTCTCCAAGGGCTCCTTTTACAAGAGAGTGCAAATCTCCATATCCCGGGAGGGTCGTGCGCGGGACATTGCGGCCTTTTTCATCAGCCCACTGGGAGGCATTCGAAACCTTGCGGCGGCCGGCGATGTGGCGATTCACTTTCTTTGGGTAATATACCTTGGGACTCTTGCTGTTGGGGCCACCATGAAGCCGTGGCTCATTTTTAGAACCGGGGGGAACTGCCAATAAGGGCGACTCGTCGCCACCTGCGGGCGGGGCTCCGGCTTCTCCTGCTGGCATCTCAGGCGGTTCGGTGCCTCCTAGGGCTCCTGGTTCGCCTCCGGCGCCGGGTTCATCCCCTAAGCCGCCGCCAAGATCGCCACCTAGACCACCACCAAGATCGCCACCTAAGCCACCACCGCCGCCGCCGGCGGCCGCTGCAGCTTCCGCAACCTGTTGGAGTGCAGCATCGTGCTTGCGATCATAATACATTTCGCGCTGATTGCGCACAAATTCTTCATGAGACATCCCAAAGATGTTTTCAGTAACCCAGCGGCGAGAGAAATAGCCTTCTGTGGCAGCACCAGCAATATCAAACTTGCTCTTCCAAAATTCAATCTCTTGAAGTTCGGCAATCTTCGAAGGATTGTTGAGTGTTAAGGTAAAGCTTAATAAATCGTCGCCTCTAAAACCTAAAGTGTAGAGATGGATAATTCCAATCTTTGTAAGTTCTGCGATGATGACTCGCTGCAGTCTCTGGATGGTGCGAGCGAATCGGATATCCTTTTGCGCGAGAGTGCTCTTGTCTTCTTCTGCTCCCTCTCCCATCGTAAGATAAGATTGGGGAATTTTAAGCGCAGAGAAGAGCTTGTCGCGCAAATATTTGATATCATCAATCTGTGTAATGTTCTGGGCGCCGGCGAGACTTTCAATAGAGGTCACAGAGCCGGCTCGCACAGGGATAAAATAGTCTTCTTCAATAGACATGGGGTTATAACGCAAATCAACGCGGCCTGTATCAGGATCAATAACCTGATGGCGCTTAAGGTTTGTCACGACCTTTTCCATGTACTGCTCAACTTCATTCGGGGGGATGGCGCCGACATCAATCTTGAACACGCGGCGCTCAGATGAGCGCACCACGCGATATGCCATCATAGCATCTTCCATTAACGTTAGCTGGCGCCAGATGCGGCGTGCTGGTTCCAAAATTGAAGTACCATAGGGGACATACTTGTCATTTCCGAGGACGCGGAAGTGGCAGATTTGCCAGTTCTCAAAAGTCATGCCTGCGGAGTTCCATTGATATTGAATATAGTTAGGATTGGTAGAATCCATTCCTTCTAGTCTCTCGACCTCCTGAGTAGGGAGAGCAAGAACAGACTGGACTCCGTACTTATCATCAATTTCTAAGTAAAGAAAAAAGTCTCCATACTTACACATGGTACGAGCCCAGCCAAAAAGGTTATACTTGAGATTCAAAATGCTATCAAAGAGTACGTTGAGTACAGCAGAAATTTCCTCATTGGGACAGTTGACATTTAACATCGGACGCAATTCAGAATAGGTCGTCATCTCATCGGCATAAATATCTAATGTCGAAGCAATCTCCGGCATGTATTCCATTTGATCAAAATCTACATATCTTTCTGATCTGCGCTGGTTTGCGATAGCGTTAGTAGATACCGCGTCGAGAGGACTGTATAATGTTTTCTTAAATTGTTGTCCAGATGCAGACTTAAATCGTGAAGAAAACTTATCGAGATGTTGTCTACGAATGCGCCTTCCGGATTGGGAACGATAGCTAACAATCGGGCCTGAAAAAAGCCTAGTTAAAGCTTTAAATAATCCTGATTCGCTATTCGCAGGGTTTTTTTGAGGGGGGGTACGTGTACGTGCCATTTATTTTCTCACTTAATAATCCATTTATATTGTTCATAAAGTTTCTGTGCATCTGCCATTTTTTTATCCAAAGCATTTTCAGCTTTATAGCCATGCTGTCCAACAATTCGCGTATTCATCGTGGTTCGAGTTGTGATAACTGCATCTACAAAAGCTTTTTGATAGTTCAAGTCACGAGCATTAGATTGAATCGCCGTATCACGAACCCAACATGTAATGGCAAGAGCCATAATTAGATCGTCATTATAGCCCTTCATTGCTTGAGGCTTGCCATTTTTCCAAATAAAAGTTTTCATTTCATTTACAGTGCGCATAGAATATACTTTAATTAGTTTGTTTCTTATAAACTCTTCTAATTTTGCCACTATCAAAGGGCGTGTCTTCTGGGTTGTTGAAAACCCAGGGACAGTGTTGGTTCTATATTCTGCTTGGTGTTGTTCAATATATTCATGTGTTGACTTTATAGAATAATACACATTAGGATAACCTGCTTCTATCAGTTTGTCAAGTACTGTATAGCCAATATTATTATTTTCTACTACCATCATCGCATTTCCGAACTCTCGACCAACCTGATTAAGCATGTTGGCAAATAAGTCGGGTGTGATTTTGCCTTGATATTCTCCAATGATTTCAAGTGTTTCGAGCTTTAAGATATGAAATGTGGAAAAATCGGCGCCGTCGCCACGAGATACATCAACAACTATGAGATAATTGCAAGTAGGATCAAATTCTTCCCAAATCCAAAAATTACGATCAAAGCCTGTGCGGTATTTAGGCTCTTTTACTGTAGATAATAGCCACTCCATGCACTCGGGATCTATAACTGTTTCGCCAGAAGTATTGAAATTGCACTCTAATTCTTGTGCAATCTGGCGTTTGGACATATTCGTGGTTTCTTTCTTGTACCATTGTTCATCGCGATCCGGATGGACACCCCACTTCAATGTAGTAAGATTAAAATTATTAGCTCCTGCTTCAGCGTCTGTGCAAGTTTTATGAAACCAGTTTCCAACCCCATTGGGGGTCGATAAAGCAATGCAGCGACCACCAGTAGACAATGTAGGATATAGTCCTGTCCAGAGTTCTTCTAAGTTTTCAATATGGGCGGCCTCATCCAGCACCAACAACGATAGGGCCTCGGAACGTCCAGCATCGCCAGAAGTCGAAGCAGCTTTAATCGATGAGCCATTAGACAACTCGAAAGAAGTGCGGTTGTCAACACTAATTGTTGCGATCTTTAGCCAATCAGGGACATTGCGCATGATGCCTTTAACCTTTTTGACAAGGTTGCCGGCTGTTGCAAACTTTGTTGCCATTACAAGAATGGCCTTGTCGCGGTGAAACAACATCATCCATACAATATAGCCGGCTGTGATGGTGGAGATGCCAAGTTGTCGTGCTTTAAGAATGACATTGAATCGATAATCATTAAAGTCATTCAAAAGCTCATCTTGAAAGTCATACGTATCAAATAAAATCAACCCATGCATAGGATGGGAGATGCGCGCATAAGTCTTAAGAAAGTAAGAAGGATCTTTGCCGCATTTTATGATCTCGCTGACTTGCTGTTTCTTGTCTAGTTGAAAACTCATGCATCTTCTTTGGAGGTTTCCCCTCTGAATTTAGATGGCAAGCGATAGCGGCCCATGGTTTTTTGTAGCGTGCTAATCGTGAGAGGATCTTCGCCGGTTTGAGCGGCGGTTAAATAATCAATACTAGTATCCACACTTTTTACAGCCGCTAAAATATCCTTAAGTAATGCAAGAACTGCGGGGCTAGATTCCATCTCTTCTTTAATGATCTGCTTAAGTTGGGATTTAGTAACTTTCATTTTAGTCTTCCACAATTTCTATATTAAGGGATTCTTGCTCTTCAACGGGGTGGGGGGGAGTTGTCTCGTCATCCTCGGAGCCTGGGACACCTT